GCCTGCTCGGCACTAGAGAAGCATTCAGGGTGATCGGTGCGAAGTTTCTTTGCCAATCCTAAATTAGAGTGGTCTGGATACTTTGCACATAACTCTTCGGCCAGGATTCTAGCTGCTGTTTTCGGTGGGGTCATTGTTGTTCATTCCTTTTGTTCCAACGCAACAAATTATCGGGTATCCATACAAGTCTTGAAGTGTGTCGATTGCGATGATATCGAAGTTTTTGAATAGGAAATTCGTGTAGGCATCCATGCCGAAGCGGTAGCAATCAATCGGGTATCGGTGTATCGGAAATCCAAATGTGGGGGTTGAAATTATCAGCGTTCCGTTGGGCACAAGCAAAGACTTTAGGTGATTGACTGTTTTCCAAGGGTTGGGATCATGTTCCAAAACTTCGCAGCAAACAATTGCGTCGAATGTGTCGGTGATTTCTGATACGTCTTCTATCACTAAATCTACGCACGGCCCATCCATGCGATCCACACCTAGATAGTAATTGCATCGTATGGCATCGCGTATCGTTCCGTTGAAGTTTAATGATCCAACTTCCAAAACGTTGTTGTAGTGCTTGCTGTGCTTTTTGACGAATTCGATTATAGATGGAGTCAATTTATTGGCTCATTGATTAGAACGCTTTGGCCTAACCACGCTTCAGCAGCATAGCGATTGCTCCTAAACTTCGACGGGTGTATCAGCGTTTTCAGATAGTCCGATCTAGCCCACCAAAAATTTCCTGAGTAGTGCTTGTTCGCATGAACGTAGTCACCACGCCAGCCAGCTCCACCGTTAGTGATTCTCGGACCAGATGTCCAGTTAATGGACAAGTGGTGAATGCGCTGCTTCCAGTTGATGAAAACAAACTCGCTCAACTCTCGTCTCCAAAAACGATGGCCGAGTGAATTAGGAACAGAAACACCTTTTAAGTGCGCATAGCAAATAGCTGTTTCGTCCTCAATTTCGTCGTATAGCAACTCTAGTGTTGGAAACTCGAATTGCGATAAAGGTAGTCCGGTATTAACCACCCTGCAATTTTTGAATTCAGGTATATCTCCCCCAACAGAAACCAAAGTAACTTCAGCGTTTAATTTGCTTATGCGAATATCCTCAAGAAGTTCTAGAAGTATAGCTTCCCAAGAATTCATCTTAGCTACGTGGATGTATACCTTAATCTTTTTGAAGACCATTCAAATATTCCTTTACGTCGTCAATCTCGATGATGTTGGGACAAACTTTTTCTAGGTCTTCTTTCTTGATTCGTGGATGGTAGCAGCAAGGTATAGCTTGCATGTGCTCGCGAACGATTTCCGATCTCACCCAGTTGTACCATTTGTAAATTTCTGGGACTGGATTGGAGAATCTGCTTGCAAGCGTCAATCCTGAGTCGTAGCCATGAGCGTCTAAGTTTCTTCCGCAATGTAGATATTTTTTAGCTGCCTTTAGCGGTCCAGATGGACCACGGTAGTAAGCACAAACAGGAGCTTCATATAGTGTGTGGCTCAATGCTAATTCGTCTGGGTTTCGAAAGAACGTTGTGGGCTCTACCTTCCCAGAGATGTTGGAGCTACAACCCATTTGGCCAACAATCCACTTGGGAGGACAGAACACTTTGCTTTCAGGGTTTTCGTGCCACCGTCCTAAGTGGTGATCGATGTGCTCTGTATTGTGGTACGGCAGATTGCTAACGTGCTGGTAGATTGGCAGCATCCCAAGACTCGAAACGGCAAAGCAGTGTGTTCTATTTACGTTGTAAGGACGGTAAACGTTTTCCGATATTTTCAACGGTGGGTGTGATCTCTCATGGACTAATTGACCTCCTAAATAAATCTGTTGCCAATCGTCTGGCAAGTCGTCGTAGAATGTTTTCATTTGATCCATAAAGTTTGGACCAAATTTTGCGTCATCTTCAAACACAAGATAGGAACTAATGCCGTTGTTTAGGCATTGCTCTAGAATCGATTGATGACTTCGCATACAACCCCATGCACCGTTTCCAGCACACCATATATCTGGAGGCTGGCAAGTATCACCGTGAACGGCTTTCCAGATTTCGATCTCTGGGAAGAATAGTTTTGCTTGATTGAGGAACGTCGTTAGTCGATCGTGCCTGAAGTCTAGAGAAATAACGAATACCTTTTCAAACATTCTTTCGTGCTCTCCGAATAGCAAGTTGAACTAAAAGCCTGACTGCTGATTCAACGTAAATTATTGAGTTTATTGTTGCTGAGTGCTTTAACCATCGCAGGATGGTATCCATGTTTTCTTCGCACTTGTCTGGACCCCATGCGTTCATTTTTGCGATTCGCGTTGCACACTTGCATCGTTTATTGTCGGGAGAATAGAACCAGGAAATAAGCTTTTGTAGTTCCGTGCCTGGCCCACTTGCTTTGATAGTCGATCTGGTCAGCAAGTGCCCGTAGGTTTGCATCACGTGCAATTTAGTTTCTGAATCAACCGCACCGTTAATAGCAAGCGAAACCGTTACCCGATTGATAGATTGGCTCGGCTCCACTTGCTGCGTGCAATACTCGCATTGAGACAAAATTGGCAGCACATCTTTTTTCGCCAAGTTTGTTGCGACTAAACAAATTCCATTTTTTAGTTGTTCGCAAATCATAGTGGTTCAACACCGCACATAAATTCACGCACTTCACCGACGAAATCGCCAATTCCAACCGCAGTACACAAACAGCTTTCACCACCTAACTCTGCGCATTCATTCGCATCTACAACCCAAACAAAACCATTCCACGTGCCAGAGCACGGTATCCCAGCACACTGGATACTGCTTGAAGACGAAGAACTACTCGAAGAACTGGAAGAACTACTTGAAGAACTGCTCGACGAAGAGCTAGAGGAACTCGATGACGAACTCGATGACGAACTTGACGATGACGAACTGCTAGACGAAGAACTAGAGCTAAGTGATGAACTAGACGAAGAACTACTCGATGGTGAACTGCTGGAACTATCACAGCAACACGCTATGGACGCAGGAAGTGGCACTTAGCACGTTCCTCCCTCAGTCCACGTTCCTCCGCTTTGTAAATCGCAAGCTGCCTCTGTCATGATTGCACACACGCTACCAGATTCAGGATCGTAGTAGTTGCATGCACCAAGCGGCTCAGACGGTGGCGAATCCGGAGGACAAGAATATTCTTGTTGTAGTGGTATCCATCGTCCTCCATCTTGTTCGACGCGAACGACTGCACCAAGTGCTCCGTAGTCCCATTTGTACAGATTGACGACCCATTGACTACCTGTCGGCAAAACTCCGTCTAGTGCTTTTGTCGGTGTCACCCAAAATCCACCGACGACACCATCGTAGCCGAGTGTTAAAGTGCCTAGCCAGTTGCGACGAATGGCTTGTGTGTCTGTAAAATCTCTAGCCACTCGCAGACAATTAACTTCTATGTCATCGTTACCTAACACCCGAAAATTAGAATTCGCGGTCGCTAGAAAGCTATTAACCTTCCAACCGACGCGACTACCGATTGCGTAGGATGAACCATCGTGTATTACTCGGTAAATAGGACCGATCTGTGGACTACCGAACTCTTCGTCTTTAACCTCGAATGGCCCATTTACCATTGGAAAAGATTGCGTAGCCGCTGATCCTGAGTATCGCTTCGCAATCAGATAGTTAATTCCGTTTTCTTCGTTGGTTCCATCGACTAGGAAAATACCATACGGCGGAATTGTGTGCCCGCTGTTGTTAAAAAAAGGAAAGTGTTCTGGTTCGTTAAATAGTCGAACGCTTTGACGAGAGGCAACGCTACGCTCGTGGGCTAGTGTTGCTGCCCACACTCGTTGTGCTTGATCTGGATTGAACGCACCGATACGAGTCACTTTACTTTGGAACTCCGGTATAGGAGTATAAAGTCTGAATCAGTGCAGTGGTTGTGGCTGTTCCGAGGATGCATGGATAGTCTCCAGTGGTTAGATCACCGATTGGATTGATCTGACCTGCTGAGGCTCCAACGCAATACGTTTCTCCGACAGCTAGCGTGGCACCGAGATTGACCAACCCTCCAGCCCCCTCTTGCATGATGAAGAATCCGTTTGTAGATGCTGGACTCATTGCGATCCCAACAGCCTTGGCGGATGCTGCCGATGCGTTGGAGTCTGTTCTGTAGTGCTTGCTGTCGCTGGAATTTAAGTAAACAGGTTGCCCTTGTGTGATGGATTCACCAGCCTGGACTACTCTGACTCGTGTTCCGCTTGAACCAATACCGACGTTGGCGGGTGTCTGTGATAATGCTGGCATTCAAATAAATCCTAATGCGCTGAATGGAAGTGATCCGTACCTTTTAAATTCTCGCCAGTGAGTTTGACTTGCGTCAGTGACTCTCTTGCCAAATTGGTCGAGTAACACAGGTTTACTCACAGGCTGCTTATGCTTATCAACTGAACGAATAACATCAAACGGATAGTTCCCGTTTGCATCGGGTGGTCCTTCTAGTCGCACTCGTTCGTAAAATCCCTCATGGCGAACACGTGCCCACCAAGCCCTAGCTGGTGTTGTTCGATATGGGTAGCGAAATTGCACCTTCAACATTCCTTGCCAATAACCTGAACCCGTGGCAGGATCTGCAATGACGTTTTTCAATTGCAACTTCATAACTTTGCCGGTGCCTGGTGGCCATCCTAAAAAAGTATCTGAGTTGGTCGCTCGTCGGTACACAGAACGAAGATAAAGATCCACCTCAAGAAAATTACGTTGGATAGTAACCACATCGTCTACAACTCTTGTTCTAACACCACTAATTGGTTCGCCGCATGCTGTGATTATCGGGTTGCCGTCAAAGTCTTCATCAATCTCCTCTTCTGTTTCAACGTCATCCCAATCGATCAATGGGGGGGTGTTCAGCGGAGAACTGCTTGGAGCGCCGTTACTCGTTAGCGGTGCCACCTCACCTTCGTAGTTGATGGTTACTATCGAAAGGATCGGCCCAACTTTTTGTATTCCTCCACGTTTTGCAAGAACAAAATCAGTGCCTGGAAACGGTTGGCCGACATACGGCAAACCTGGAGCAGAATAGATATCGAACTCCGTCGATCCAGGATCGTGAATGACTTGGTACGCTTCGGTGAATCCGGCTTTCAGCTTTCGAAAGTTATCCGTAGCGTCTGCTGATGATCCAGTTCGACTCCACATTTTAATAGCTGGTTGAACTGGCATTTAGTTGACCGCCTCAAAAGTGATTTGTTCGCGTCTTACCGTGGCGTTTAGAATGTCTTGTAAGACTTGGTATTGCTGCTGTGAAATCTTTAGCAGCGGGTCATCTGTTGCACCCCGCACCAGTAAGCGAGACTCGGTAGATTGAAGTACGTTGACATCTGACTTAAGACCAGACAGAGAGGAACCTTTTGTGTTTAGGTTTACGTCAACATCCAAAGGCTTTTTACCTTTGCCGTTCATGGCTGCAATGCGTTCATTAAATTTGGTGTCAAACTCACCTACTAACGAAGTAGCCGTAGTATCCACCATGCCTTGAAGTGTTTTCTCAAACTCTGAGACTGCACGTTCTCCTATGTCTGGCAAAGCTTTCGTAACTGGCTCGAATCCATCCAACAACCCACGATTCGCAGCTCGCCCGATTTCGAACATTAGCTGCTCGTAAGCGTCAGCACTAAACCCGCTAGAAACATAATTCCAGATACCAGCCATGATTTCGCCAATGCTCGTACCTAAATTTGAAAAGGTAGCAATAACAATCCCACCTATATCACTCAGGATGTTGATGAAGTTATCAGCAAACCAAGATGCGTATGCAGGGATGGCTACGGTGAAAACATGCTCAAACTGCGACCGCATTTGCTCCAACGAAAGAACGATCGAAGCGCCAATCATTTCCGCGACAGAACCAATATTTAGAAATGTAACTTCGATGAGTGTGAAGCCCGCTACTAGCGTTTCCGTCATCCACGTAGACCATGAGGAAACGGAATCACCCATGCCAGAAAAGTTCTTTTCAAAGTCATCGATCGCAGGCGTTAAAGCTTGGCTGAGAAGTTCAGCAACTGTTGCAATTCCCTCAAAAGCTAATTGCCTGAATGGTTCGATAATCTTCCCAACGGTCGCATTGAGATTCCCCATCTCAACATTCATCCGATCAAATACGGAAACTGCTTTGTTGGCAATGTCCGATTTTTCCTGCAAGCCTTGAGAGGCAAGTTTAGAAACCGCCGCTAGTTTTTCTTCCGCTGTCGCAAGTTGGTTAATGCTCGGAATTAAGTATTCGAACGCAGAAAAGTTTCCTTCTGCTGCTGACTTAACCTCTAAAAACGCATCGTTAAGAGATATTCCCATCACTTCAGAAAGTCCTAATGCCGCTTTTGCCGCATCGTCAACCTGGTCTGTAGCAAATCCTTTCTTTTGAATCCTGTCCATCAATCCAAGAATTGTTTTCTCGTCAACGTTTGTGCCGATCTCCATCGACCTAGCTAAGTCTTGCAACGCTGGACTTAGCCGCCTGGATGCTTTTTCCAGTTCTACAAACTCTTTTGATGCAGCGAATCCAGCCAACGCACCGGATGCAACTGCGACAAGCCCGATAGTTTCCGCTAAAATCGAAACTTCGTTATTTACCGACCTAAGTATTTCGGTAGCTTTGTCCTGAGCTGCCACTACTATGTCGATTTTACTTGCCATGTTTTTTTTGCCTGCTCATTCTTTCTGCATCAACAAGTTGCTTATCCGATTCAAACGCCTGCCAAGCATGGACAAACCAAGCGTCCTGGTCTAGTAATCCTCCAGCCTCTGGAAGTGTGTTTTTCATGGCATGAATGATGAGGTTAACTTTACGGATTAGTCTTGGACCTATGTACTCAATCGGGCATTGCTTTATAAAGTGATGGCCGTTTTCGCAATGTTCGCATCCTTCACCTCCGCAATTCCAACATTGCAATTCCAGCGGTGTTGATTCTGTGGGAGCGTCGAAGCATTGATTTTTGCATCCTTGGCAAAGCTCCCCACAGTGTTTCAACGCCGCTATTCGGATTTTTTTCTTTCGTCTACGCTTACCCTGTTTACGTTTGCCGTAGCTGCAACGATTTGCATGCAGGCATCTAGATCCAAGTCTGTTGTTTCTGGATCGTAGTTATCCAAGCAAATTTTCATTGCTTCAGAAACGTGTCGGATTGTCTCCGACTTCTTGGTAGAGTCTTGTATCGCTTCAACGCAAACCATCAGGCTTTCGAACCGTCCTAGTCGAAGTCTTTTTGGTTCGAAACTGAAGTCAGCCCCGTCAATGGTTTTGATAGTGTTTGTCATGTCAAATTACGAGAATGTGATTGAAAATTCTTGATCGGCAGCGTCAACGTTTTTGTTGCACTGCAATTCCATATCGTCCATCGCCATCATCCCGCGATCGCCTTCCGATATTCGGATAATCTGTGCTTTCGGTGCCGCTAACGTAATAGCAGAAGCGGCTGGAGCTGCGATCGACATGGAAAATGCTGCTTCGGTTCCCGCGAAGAAACTACCGTAACGGTCTTGAGTTCCTACAAGCACAGAAAACGGATCTGTTATTATTTTTGGATTGCGATCGACTATCATGAAGTAATCGAAACCTTCCACTTTGTTTCCGTTATTGCAGTGGATTGGCTCTATTACGTTTCCTACGTCAAACGTGCACGCTGCTGCACAGAAGTTAACTCCACCGTAGGTAGTCGCACCTCCAGAAGCTCGAAGCGGGGTTTCCGAGTTTGGATAGTTTGGTGCAATCATGGTCGTGGTAGTTTCACCACCCCAAACACCGCTGAAAGTCCAGTCGATGTAGGCCTGTTCACCAGTCGGATGAAACATCTGAAAAGTTCCCATGCAGCCATACATTAACCGTCGCTTTCCGTCGCAGTAGCGTGCAATCGTAAGCGTCTTAACGTTTGCTCCTGGGTTCTCTGCTCTTGGTGTAAATACCGCGCCAGAAGCGACAACACCGCAAGCAGGGAACAATACTGCCGCCCAGTTTCCTACAGTCGTGCCGTCGTATCCGATATCGGTACGAAATGTGGCGGTTGCTCTGTATGGCCCAGCAACGGATGGCAATCGACCAAAACCGCCTTGCCCCTGCACCTCTTGCATTTCCGTTTCGTTTTGCAACTCAAAGTCGCGAACGTTAAAAACTGCATCTGTTGCGTCGATGGTTTCGGCTGTACCTGCAGTCGCTTCAATCGAAGCGGCGAAGACTACTTTTTTACGAAGCAATGGCATTTGTTTCTATCCTTGGTTTACGATTTCATTGACGTTGTTTTCGATCGATAACTTGGTTAAAGCAGGAAGTTCGTCCCGCATCTTCCTGACTCTTTCTTGAACTGGAGTTTCTTTCATCAGGTCAAGGCTTTTGATTTTGCGTATCGGATATCGCTTCTTTGATATCCTGCGATAAATGCCACGTTCTAGCCGTGTGTCTGGTCCGAACGTGCCAGGATATAAAGTTGGACTGCCAAACCTGTAGATTTGCACAGCAACGCCTTGCGAGGTTTGCTTTGCTGAGAACGCAGACAAATCGACTACAAATCGTTCATCGACTTGTATGCTGCACTGCATGTTTTGCGGTGTAGATTCTCGTATATGAAACGCTTCTTGAATTCTTAGGTTGTCAATCGCGATCATGTCGCGAACGCTTTGTTCAGTGAGGTTAACTCCAGCGTTTGCAGCTTCGTTGACTCCACCGGATATGGCAACTTTTAATGATCCAGCTATACGATTTAGACTCTTCTGAACGTCGCCTATGTTGTTTGCGATCAAGCTAATCATCTCACGCCCTCACGTTGTAAGGGTTGTTCTCGTCCGTGCGATACGTGACCTCAATCGGCACAGTGACACCATCAAATCCGCCTTGTGCTCTGTAGGGAACATACGGCAAAAAGTCAGCGTTCAATGCGTTAGAATCAAATGAATACCAAAGTGGGTCGTCACCAGAAACTACTTGCTCGACATCTGCTGCAAACATGTGCGCAAGATAATCGATTGGCTCACAGCACTTTTCATCGTTGAGGATGTTGCAATGAATATTAAATGTTATTTTCTTTGCAACCGCTGGAGGATTTCCAGGACACATTAATTCAGGCACGGAAACAATCGAGTCCGTTGATAAAACAATTTGCCTATCCATCGGTGTGTAGCTTTCCAACCGTGCTGGCCTAACTACTTCCTTCACCTTGGTGTTGTAGGTTCCGTTGCCGAGAAGCAAGCGAAGCCGACGAAGCAACTCCCTTGCGATCTTTTCAACAACTGGAAGCTCTCCTATCGACATTCGAGCACCAACATTCCTTCGTCGTGATCTAACAGTTGTGTGATGGATCGCATAGAAGATTCCTCTCCAACACGAACCGCAAAGAAAAGGCTGTCCCCTCCAAGGTTGAGTTCCTCAGAGGTAATTCCACGCTCCGAGTTATTGGCAACGTGGACTTCGAAAACTGGTGTAATCGAGTCGTTGTATTCGTTCGGTAGCGACAAGGCTTGCCGTACTACGACAGCATCAATATCACGTGCATCACCTTCGCGAGGGTAGTAGATTACTACCTCCGCGAAATCGCTAACGTTGCAGAACACAGTCTCAGCGTCTGCTTTGATCGTGTCGTGCAATGTCATGGCTAGCTACGTCGTGCGTTGATCTTCACGTAATCCAAAATGACCGAGTTCACGTTGGCGTTTGCGGCCTTTTGAAGCTGAACGATCGGCTGAAGACCAGAGCTGTAACCGCTCATGTCAAACGTGGTCGCAGCAGCAACTCGGATTCCGTCGATGTAGAACTTCACGTCTCGCTTGTTGCTGAAGTCGATGAAGAACTTTTTGAACGTGGTCCCAAGTGTTTGCCCTGATGAAATGTCGTCGTTGTCTCGAACTCCGTCGTCTGTTTCAAGGTAAACGAGAGTTGTCGAGCTTGCTCCGACCATCTTGAACCAAGCGTTAGCTGCAACGCTGTCGGTCGTGTCGTTTCGTGCTGAACCAACACCGAAGACAAGTTCGGTTCCGGTCGTCATCGTGACGCCAAGACGTACTCGCATTTCGATATTGAGCAGGTCGTCGATGTCGAATGCCAGAGCGTCCCCGTGTGCCAAGCAAACGTTTTCCACTTCGCTTGTTGCCGCAAGTGTCAAAGTTGCAACGTTGGTTCCGCGTGTGTAGGTCGGTGTACCAGAAGTAGAGGCATCAACAATCAACCAAGGAGTTGCGGGATCTGCGGACGTTGGAAACGTCGCTGAAGTTCCGTGGAAGTCGTCTTCGTATGCTTGAAAATCTTGAATACCAGCCATTTGATTTATCTTTCATTTTGAAACAACGGTCGTCGCATTCCGCTACGTTGTGGAATTGCAGAAAGCCGGTTTTGACAGAACCGGCAAACTGTTTTGGATCAAGTCAGCGACTAGACGCCAGCTCGCAACAATCCACGCCAATCGATGGCTTTGACGCCGAACGTTTGACGGATCTTGTACTTGTAACAGTCCTTGTCAAAGTCCCATTCGTTCTCAAGAACTGGAGACTCTTCACCGGACAGGAAGGACAGTTCAACGGTGTCGATCTGTCCTGGATCTGCTGCCAAGTACCAAGCTGCGGAACTAGAACCGTCTAGAACTGGCTCGATGATTGGAGTCAAGGAACGTTCGCCACCAGGGCCGTAGATGTTTCGAACACCTTCGTTGTTGTTGGCTGCGTTGTAGCTCAGCGAGCTAAACAGTTCCAAAGCGGTTGCAGACAGTGCAACAGGAACGATCAAGTATCGTGGAACGACACTCAAAACCGTTTGGCTGTTGAGCCCCTTCTGCAACATCATCTTGACGAACGCAGTGTTCAGAGTACCTACCGCTGGAGCACCTGCACCCTGGGTGTTATCACCTGAAACGTGAGAAGCCGAGAACAATCCGAAACCGTCACCCATAGTTGGGTTGCTGGTCAAGACTTCGTAGACCTTTTTGTTTTGAATGCGACGAGCTGCGTTGCCATGCATCGCAGGGATTCGGCTAATTGCATCCAAGTCGTCGTTGACAACAGTTTCCCATGTCACGGAAAAAGTCTTACCGAACTTCTCGACCTTGTACGACTCGCGAGAATCAGTCATCACACCTTCAGGGTATGAACTGTTTTCTGGAACGTGCTCGAGGTCTGGAGACTCGCTGAACCGAATGCGGTTGATTGCCTTGAAGTCGTCAACTGAACCCGCTTGACGAGCCCAAAGATTCCACGTGTATGGAGCCTCTTCGTAGCCTGCCAACAGCGTCTTGTTCGCTGCGTCGAGCATCAAGTTCGCAAACGTTCCAGTTGTGTGGTACGCAGGATCGCTTCGCTGAATGTTCATGCGTGCGAGTGCCTTTGGATCTCCAATAGCCGCTCGTGCGATTTCTGGAGAGCTAACGCGATCGGTGTTGACACCGGCTCGACGCATAAAGTTTTCTGCCATACGAAGCAAGCTCATGCGGCTGAAGTCTTCCGCACCGTCTGCAGCTTTGCCAGCGTGTAGCGTTCGCTTGACTCGCGAAGCTGTTTGTGCACGCATCAGCAATCCGTCGCGAGCTGCGTCAAAGTACTTGTCGTCGGAGGAACGTGTGACTCGAACCGAATCACCCTCTGCCGAACGTCCTAGCGGTTCTGTTGCCATTTTTCGGATGATCCTTTGTTTGGCTTCCTCGACGCTAACGCCTGCGTCACACAATTCATCAGCAAAGGCGCGTTCTACCTTTGCAAGTTTGCACGTTGCTTGAATTTCACTTCGTCGCTTTTGGTCGTCTGCCAAAGCTCGTTTGATTTGTCCCTCGACAACCGATCGAGCAGATGCCTCCATCGGTTTCTTTTCTTCTTCGTTCATCTGTTCGATGACTGGCTTCGCCTCTTCTTTTGGCTCGCCTTCCACTTGTTCAACGACTGGCTCGGCTGGTTCGGCTGGCTTTTCTTCAACCATCGATTCGATCTCTTCTGCTGGCTTACCAAGCTTGCCAACAACCCACGCTAGGACTTGGTTTGGATCTTCCATACCTTCAGGAAGTCCCATTGCTTTCAGTTGCTCCAATAACGCTGGGTCCATCGTTCGTTTCCTTTTCTCTAAATCGGTGTAAGACCGACGCACTGTCGATCGTGAATCGGCCCCAGTGGCCACTAGGCTTGCATCGAGTGCAGTCCATTTCGTTATGACATTCGCAGGCCCGATAACCTCAGTCCCTCGCGATGTCGTGTAAGATTGACCCGCACGAAGCTCTAACACTTCGTCAGGTTGTGCAGTGATTGAGAAGTCAGTGATGTGACCTTCGAGAAGCTTTCCGTATGCGGTTTGGCTGTCGTCGTCGCTTGCGAAGTAAGCTGTACCGCCGAATTCGTCTCCGGTGATTGTCAGGTTTCGAAGACTGCCAAGTACGTTGCGAACGGTGGTTGTATCGTGACTGTCGACGATAGGGATCTGTGTTGCACCCGATCGCAATGTCATGCCATCCATCTCTAGGACTTCAGCAACTACCATTTGCCGTGAGTCGTCCCATCGATCGATTGGATTCTCTGTCGCTGTGACAACACGCACCGATCGCTTGGTTGCGTCTGCTGTTGCGGATTGAACAGCAACGGAACGCATTGCAAGTGCATTGGTCTTGATTGGTGGTAGCTTGCCTTTCTTAGACATTTGCCACCTCCTCATTAGCTGGAATCGGATTATCAACAACGCCGTCCGATGCGTCGGCAATAATTGCGTCGATGTTCTTTTGTGCGAGTCCGATCATTGCTAACTGAGCTTCAGCAAGTGGCCTACTCATCGAACCGTCTGCTAGTCCGTTGAGAACGTCCATCAAGGCTTTTCGGTTACGGTTCCATTGCAACCGACTGAGCCCCATCCATTCGCCAGTTCCACCTTCTGCTTCAATTGCGATGTCTGCGGCTTCGTCTGCAGGACCGGCTGCACCTGTTTGTGCGGCCATCATCTGCGTTGTCTGTTCTTCAGGAGTCAGCAAGCCAAGTTTTAATCGTAGCTTGCGTTCTTTGGCTGCCTGGTAGTAGACGGCACGGTAAGACAATCCACGAGCACCAAGCACGTTTTGTGCGGTATCGGTAAACGATTTCAGCGACAACTCTGCTGCTTGCTGTTCACTCATGGGATCGACCCACTCTTGCTCTGGTAGCTGCCATTCGACTGGTGCTACCTTGCGGCGATCTTCTAGAAGTTCGGTTGACGTTGGAAAGCTATCGAGTCCAGCCCGTGCGGCTGCATTGCAGAACTCATCCCAGACCGGCAAACAACAGTGGTGGACCATGTAGTTCTGACCGCGTTTGTATCGTGGTCGATCTTCTAGCTTCGACGAACGCGACGAACTATAGGAAGTCTTAGAAAAGTCTTTGGCGATTGCTTCGTAGTTCGTTCCTGTTCCGGCACAGATACCACGCAACATCAGATTGATCCAGGGTTCGCTTGCTGAGTTTGGACGGCCTGGATTGATAGATTCGACTGACTCACCTGGACGCAATCGCACGACCATCGCTGGTTCGAGATACTCTAGGCTGTTGCCGCTGGTGTCTGTCGTGTCTTCGCCGTTCGGTGGCATAAGGCTACCGATAGGCATGTCGGATTTAATCGCAACGCCAAAGCAAGATGCAACGGCAGAAGCTTGTATTTCGTTGTCCACGTAGACGCCAAGATCACGCATCCAAGACATGACTGGTGCGAACCAAGTAACGCCGCGAGTCTGTCCAACTCGATCCTTGCGATACAGGTGGATGATTTCCGAAGCGTTGATGCGTTCAGGTACTTGGTTCTGAACCGTGTAAGGGCTGTTTGGATGTTCTGGATAGATCCAGTAAGCAACCGGCTTGCCTTTATCGTCGAGCTCGACACCGCGAATAACTCGATTGCCATTCTCTTTATTGATTCGAGTTGCGAATGTGTCTCGCTCCATCGAAATACGATCGGCTTCAATTAGCTCTAACGCAAACGGAACTGGTCGCGTGATTCCTTTGTAGGTCTTGTTCGGTGTCGAAATCTTGCGAATCAGAACTTCGCCAGCTTCGACCATCTCCCGTTGCGCGAGTATCTGAATCTCAGCAAAAGTCAACTCACCGTTGATGTCTGCGACTTCGCACCATTCCGCAAACGTCTTGTCACGAATGTCGTTTACGTCTTCAACGTCTTCGCCCTCTGGCGTTTCGTAAGTAGACTGTGCCGTGATGCCATCACCTACTACGTTTGACACGATTGTATCAACTACGTTCCACGCATATGCGTTATCGCGAACCAAAGCACGAGCCCAAGCACGTAACGCATCCGCACCGAATGGCCCCATCATTTCTTGATCGGCTGATTGGTTGCGTGGCTTTTTGTGGTTTGTTAGCCGATTGGCTTCCGCACCTTGATAGGATCTCAGTACTTTGCGTGCCTGTGCGCGTTGCAAACCTGCATGCGGAGAAAAGTAGCCAACGATCTTGTCTAGCAGGTTCATCGTCTACGCCCCAGCTTTGCGAGGCTGAACGCACCTGAACCACCGGAAGAACGCTGCACTTCTGTTTGAAGCATTCGACGTTCTTCAAACAACGACTTCAGATCAAGCTTTGTGACGCTTCGAGTGCCAATAGAATACGACTGAGCACCACCCGTTAAGAGTGCCTCGATCGCTGCTTCGATTTGCGTAAGAAGATTGGCCGCGTCCATGCATTAAGAATCGCACGAACAAAACGCAAGAGGAACTCACAGTTTACACGGCCTGTAAACTAGCCCTGCTCTTTCCACGTGTTTCCGCAAAAGGTGCATTTGCAGTATCGTATCCTGCCCTGTGTGGATACGACTCGGCTGTAGTTCGTATCGGCAGGACGCAACGCGGTGCAGCACGAGCAAGGTTGAGCTACAAAGGAACTTACTCTAGGAACTGGCATAGCAGACGTTATACGGTCGTCCACTACCTTCGCGGCACCCATCCACCTGGTCTCTGTCGGAATCGGTTCGCTGGTGGCGGTGTTCGTGGTTTCGATTCCTGATGCTGTCGGATCGGTTGCTGCCTCGGTATCACCTTGATTCCCATGCAAGCTGCCGCGCAAATCGCTAGAGCTGTCGCGTCTAGCTTGTGATTGTTTCGACTTTTCACGACCCATTTTTTTTGTAATCCTTTCCCTTCGATAAATACCTCCTGCCGTTCCTCCGCGCAAATCTGCTGAGCGTACTGCAAGTGCTCTTTCGGATCTTTCGTACTCCATACCGATAAACTCCCGTCGTTGAATGTGTGGGTTTCGTCGAATGTGTTCGTTGCGAAGCGTTGCTGAACTTCCGATTTCCATTTGTGTGCGTTTACGTGGTACAACCACAGACGCTGCTCTAGTTGAAAATCCGCTCTGCACTCGTCGAAGAATCGCCGCTTCTCGGAACTTTCCCCGGTGTAGTTCATGCGGCCATCGTCGTGGCCTTTCGAAGCTACGAATGGTGCACCTGTTTGACGGACAAACTCGTAGACAGCGTTCGTGAAATCTCCTGAGTCTACAAAGCCGAACTCTGGTCGGTTCTGTGCTAGTGCGTACCGTCTTAGCTCGTGGAGTGCTCGTAGGATCGCTATCTCTGTCGCTTCGTCGCTGCTGCGCGTGTCTGTGCCTATGACGCTCCATTCTCCGTAGTCGATAACGTGTCCGACGCAATTGCCGTGGAAAGCGATCTTCACCCAGTCGAGTTTGTACTTGCCAACGTCACAACCAAAGAATACTCGCGAGCCTGCAGGAACTTCGGCATGTGCTAAACCGCTCATGCGAGCCGCGACTGTTCCAGGTAGTAAACCTAGTCCTTCCGGTTCTTCCTCTTCTGCTGGTTCGTTTTGGAGCTCTGCCAAGACACGATCTAATCCCCAGTCTGATACTCTGTTGTAAAACGCTTGCAGTGCATCGATCTCTAGCTGATTTCCGTTCTCGTCTAAGTCCGAAACGAACCTATGAGGATTCGTGACGACAGCACCGAGATTCATCGCTTCATAGTTGTCTCGGTAGAACTGCGTAGCTAGCTTGCCGTCCTTGTCACCTTCGGATTGTGCTTTCTTACGAAGTGCAATGTATTCATCCCAAAGTTCTTCGTGTTCCGGCCATGTTGATAGGATGCCGTATCGGTCGCCGTCAAACGTTGGCTTTATCTTTCTAGATGTCACTCGGTAAGAATAGCATTTGCGATTCTGAATTGTTGTCAAAACAACTCTAGATATTCGCTTATTAGGTCCGGAGAGTCCTGCAACGTCTCCGTCTATCATATCCTCGATATCCTCGTGTCTGTTCGTTGGTGAAAACGCCACTTCTCTCGATTCTGGATCATCGATAATCGCCAGATCAGGACGCATTTCTTCAAAGCCCTCACCACGTATAGCTCCGTCGAGACCAAAGTAAACAAGACGATTTCCGCTAGACAAATTACCCCACTCAGGTTCGATTGTCGGAAGAACAATAACGTCCTGTTTCCATTGCAAATTGACTAGAGTCTGAACGCCGTTTTTCCAGTACCACAAGTGCGGTGCACGTTGAGGTGCACCACGTAACGCCGCAACTGGATCACACACCTCCGGAAAGTCACCTGAGAATTTTTCGTACTTTTCTACGTTCTCGTATTTGCTTTTTACTTGTGAAAACAGCTTTCTAGCTTTAGGTGAAGTCTGTCCGATAATGACAGGGAAATTAAGTTGCGTGGCGTGAAAACAGTAAATCACCATACAAATCGTTATTTGGGATTTTCCATCACCTCTCGGGGCTGCAATCGCCTTGTCTCCACCACTAAACGCTCTATCGTAAATAGCCTGAATCATTCGCTTATGGTGATCGGCAAAAGGATTGTAAAAAATGCGATCGAAGTACGTTCGAAGATACAGCTCAGGATCTTGCAAACACCTTTCTCGCCTTTTCATATCCTTCGGCTCTCGGAGTTTTATTTCGTTTTCGTTAGATCGCTTCTTTCGCATCCTGCGAATATTAACGCCTTCTAAATCAGCTTTCGCTTCTGCCTTCACTTGCGATATTTGCCTTGACAGTCCCGACTCCAGAATCTGGAATAAGTCCTGCGGAAGTAGCAAGTTCAATGAGCCGCAATCTGAGTTTGTCGTCATACTGACGTTTCTCTAATTCTATTTTTTCTCGTTTGAGTTCTATTTCCTCTTCCTTGATTGCGACCGAATCAGCAATCAGGAATATTTTCGCTACTTCAATTGTCAGTTCAGGATCTCGTAACTCCACAATTGCAGCGAGCTCTAGAGACATCTTTTGGCGGTCGTAATCCCAGCCTTCGCGAACTGCTCGTCTGCTCAACGCAAGGTCTCGTTTAAGTTGATTATGCACCACCCCCTACCCCGTGCAAAAATTCATTTTTTGGAACTATATCTATCTTTTTCGTGGCCTTCGGTCGCGAATGGTAAAAGCAAGTGCTTAAAGATCGTTTGAGCATACGGGGGTATGCTTTCCCTTATTGTGATTCCAGACAAGACCGCACAAGCGAATAAACTCTTGTTGCGTAAGAGATCCTTTCATGCGATTTACATCATCAAGAATCCATTGCAGATTACCAACTGCGTCGGAACCGCCATGCTTGCGAGGAAGTCTATGATCTAGACTTGCTGTGTCTGGCGTAAGTTCAACACCTGTCAAGGCACACTTGAAATCTTGCGATTTAATTAGATCCATCAAGTCGCTTGATTTTGCTTTCTCTTTAGTTCTGTTTCGTTGAACCACATCTCGAATGTCAGTGAAACCTAGCTTCTTTGCAATGTGACTCAATTGGTTCGCTGCTGTGTCTCTAGCAACTCCCATATCGATAGCTGTTTTGGCTGTTGTTCCACATCTGCGATAGGAGTCGAGGTATGCTTTCTGGCGTTCAGTAAGCGTCGCCTCCATTTCATATTCTTGCAGGTTGAGTAACATTTCTTCTCCCATCCTTCTATTTTTGAGTAGTTATTTAGCGTTTGCAATTTGCAAACGCAAACGCTTTCAAATGACTTATGCTTTCTGCGTGGTTTTTTACTGGAGCAAACAAAAGACAATCGCTGACTTAGCGTCTGCGATGCTGTTTGGCATTTAACTTGCCAATCATCGTTGCGTTGTACACTAATACGACTAGCACTCTTGCACGCAACACGAATCCATTTCAGCCCTATTGATTCTTTTTTACGTTCATTACTTTTCGCTTTTTTCCAACGCTTCTTTGCTTTTGCTGATCGCTTTTGCCAATCAATTTCGACCCATCCCCTTTTTCTTTGGCACTCAATTCCACAAGTCCAGTTCTTTGCATTAGTTCGAACATTTCTTGTGCATTGATTTCCGCAAGATGCACAAAAAAACGTTTGTAGTGTTGTTCCAAAGGGCGTCGTTCCCTTTTTGGCATTCCTGCATTCGCTCGAACAGTAAACCTTTCCATTTGCGTTTTCCCTTTTGCACTCAAATGGTTTTTTGCACTCTTTGCAAACAACCGTCCTATGAGCATTCCTATACTTCTTTGCTGCTACGCATTCGTCTGAGCAATACGTTTTCTTGCATGGTTTATAGCATTCTTTGCATTGCTTCATGCTCCGCAACACCTCGCGATTGGTATTGATTGATGCATGGAATTACCTTTTGGCATGGGGGTCGTTAGTAAAGAGCATTGACTGTACCACCTGAATCTTTCCAGACTAATTTGCTTGCTGTCGTTGAAAAATACAGCGTGCTATTTGCTGCCGAAGAATCCGTCATGGACGCAAGCTGAACACCACCTTTCGGTTCGAAAACTAAATTGTGCTTTATTTCAGCTCCAAGCGTCCTCGTTGAACTTCCGGTATAAACGTACAGACCTAAATTACCTCTCGCGCCAAGTCCTCCAACAATTGGACCCAATCCAGGGCTCGCCAACTCAAACGACCCAACGAAATCCCCATCTCCAAGATATATTTGAGATCCTCCGGTCTTTCGCATCACCAAGTCGTTTTGGGCGAACACTCGACCTCCGATTTCCGTCAATCCTTGCCGAACGCCCCCGATTGTTTCAATCTTAGTGTTAGCCCCAATGCGTTGCAGAGGAGAAGTGATGTTGTTGTAGGAACCTTCGTAGACGTTGTTTGTTATGACGTTATCGAACCAGCCAGTCTCACACCAAGTAGCACAACCCAAAACCGTGTTTCCAATCAATGGCCCAGCAATTAACGTCGGAGTTGTTCCAGTATCAACACCCTGGACGTAAACTCCAATCGCATTCGTTGCCGAGGACGCAATAACGGTGTTTCCAACAATTTGTGCACCAGATATCCGAGAAAGAATTCCTCTCCTGGTTCCTGCCATTGTCGGGATAACAATCAAGTTGCCTCGCATTGC